CTGAAGTTAATCGGAGAATTAGAAGGACGAAAGAGAATAGGACAGAGATCTCGATTCATCGAGGCTGCGGTCCGTGAAAAGTTGAGTAGACATCAACACGCAACTCTACAAGATTGGAATGCATTATCATTACTTTGCAATGTTAGAGACCGCTTTGAACCCAGTCATATTCAATTCAAATTACTCCAACTAATTATTGATGGAACCATTGGAATCGATGATAGGGTGATTGAATGAAACTCTACTATCGTGATAAGTCAGGGGTAATGCGTGCCATTCCAGGAATAGTAACTTACGGACCGAATCAGATGTTATTCATCACTAAAAGTGTATACAAAATCACCAGGAATGATTCACAAGATTTCGTTTTTGAGGTGAAAGAATGAGATGTTTCCATTGCAGCGCCAGGTGCGTTACTGTTTATTGGCGTACACCTTCAGGGAAAATTTACCAAATCACAAAACAATGTCCAACATGTGAATGGGAATCGAGTCCAACTAAGATCCCCGAGCGAATCTAACTGCCAGTAGTATCGACGGTTAAGCGCCATCGAGGAAATTTACCCTTCTGCACCATCCCTATTGCAATGGGAACGAACGGTTCCAATGCGTCTGATGCCTGGTTAGAGAATTGTAGCAAGTTGACGAATGCATAACCTACATCCTGCGGGTTAACATTGTGAGTAATTGCATAACGAAGCCAAAATGGCACTCCAACTGGAGCCAGATTTGAACCTCGACTAACAATCAGATCGCCTGGCGCAATTGATCTATCGCGCTTTGAAGGAATCCCTAATGCTGCATCGATTGGAATTCCTTGATTCACTTCAAAAGACATATCAAAGTTCCAAGTTGATCCTTTCGATGAACCCCATTCAAAAGGATAATCGATGGGAAGTGATGCAGAAGGTTCCTCTTGGGTTGCCTTTGGCAGATGGAATAATACAGCCGGAACACGAACATTCTGTTCATGCCCTGGTATTGCAAGATACCAGGCTAAGAGACTCATCAATGACCCGTCCCTAATTCATAAGAACGCTTCAGACGCATCATGTAGGGTAACTCTGATTCCTTTACGATCTCCGCATTCAATACGAAGGTACATGCTGGAACCGTAACAGTCTCGAGATTGGCTGGTGAATCTGCGAAAATTACTATTCGATAGGCCCACAATTTCTGCACAGCAGTAGGTTGACCACTACCGAAACGTACAGTTCGTGCATTAAGCATCAGTTGAGGCATACCTGTTTGAGTTGTATTGTTACTAAAGAAGCGATACAAACCATACACTATCTGTTCTCTATCCAATGGACCGCCAGGCATGCCAGGGCCGGCTTGCTTATTGGTACGGTTTAATTCGCCTAATTGGTCGATTTGAGCGGCTGTAAGTCTCTCTTGACTAAGAATGTCATAGACGCAGAAGACATGTCCTGACCCCGTGTAGAGGTACACGCCAGGGTCTTGAACCGTGACACTACTGGGGATGAGTGTCAAGTTGTCTAATTCATAGCCAGAGAGGTCAAGATAGTTCTCGTTGTAGATTACTGGGAGATTGGTGATACTCTGCCAGTTAGCATCAGAACCGGTAACGCCTGGTGTTGGTTTGAACACAGAGTCTTCAGGTGGCAATTCGTACCAAGTCATTGAAGCCATCTCAAATTGAGTGGTCAATGTGCGAGGTCCTGTTAGGGCTCTAGTTGAGGATTCTTTGGCCATTATTTCACTTCCGTGCCTTTAGTTTGTGTGCGGTTTTCATAATCCTACTTTGGGACCAGCCCTTACGTAGAGAACCGTTCTTATTACGGCCTTTTTTGTTGGCTTCTTTCAGCGCACGAGCCATTTTAGGGTCCTTCTTCCTAGGTTTACGAGTTCTCTTAGTAGGAGTTGACTTACCAATATCACGGCCAATGTCCCTCCTTGCGGTTCCTAACGCAGCACGATAGCCGGCGTCGTAACCTCTCTCCCATTCAGATGACACTAATGTCACCTTCACGACTCGCTTGCGGTGCTCTGAATTGCGATCGACATCCAATCGGAACTGCTCAACTTGACTACACGACAGCGTATTCTTGCCGTGACATATACGGCAGCAGCACCAATGGCTCCAGCGTTGTTACCGGCTACCAGGTACATTGTGTCATTTACTACCATGAAAGCCTCGGATAAATTGGCTGGGCCAAAGGAATCCGGGAACAAGTCACTCATATGTGAGACAACATTGCCAGTATAATCGATATTTAGTGATCCAGATGCAATTAATGACTGATCATCAGCGATAAGTAGGGTTGATTGAGGGTTTAGATCGGTAACTTGTGCTCCTATTGCTCCGTCAGCCGACAGGAGTTCGTTTCCAGAGCCGCCACCATCTGCAGTTTGGTAAATGAAGTCGATGGATTCGACTGCAATTGCTTGACCTGTTGGGACATTTACATATGCCCCGAGATCAATACTAGATTGACCTCTTGTGCCAGGAGCAGAGAGTGCAGCGAGCACAACAGTTTCAGTCAGATAGAACGAGCCGGTCTTGGATGTTGCCATATCGGGACATCCCACTCTGAAGTTATTATATCTGATTAAATCCTTATCTTGAACATGTGTGCCGTAGGTAAGGCCATTTCAGGCGAACAGTGGGCCTTTCGCCCCTACCCTTAAATGAAGTTGCTCCCTCCCATGGATTAGGTGCGACCACCCATGAGCCAGAAATCAGAAATTAAGGTGTATTTACCCCTGAAGTTAATCGGAGAATTAGAAGGACGAAAGAGAATAGGACAGAGGTCTCGATTCATCGAGGCAGCGGTCCGTGAAAAGTTGAGTAGACATCAACACGCAACTCTTCAAGATTGGAATGCATTATCATTACTTTGCAATGTTAGAGATCGCTTTGAACCCAGTCATATTCAATTCAAATTACTCCAACTTATTATTGATGGAACCATTGGAATCGATGATAGGGTGATTGAATGAATGATGAAATCGATTTCCAATGTCCATTCTGTTGGAAGATGCGATTAAGAATTGACCAAGTAATCGGTTCAGAGTTTTGCATCTATTGTGTGGAGGGAACTGAATGAAGTGTTTCAAGTGCGGTGCTGATTGTACCACGATGTACATCAGGAAATTATACTACGGTAAGATTACATCCATCGCCAAAGCATGTGTACAATGTAATTGGATTAGTAGTCCTACAGATATCCCAGACGCGGTTTAACTTCCGCCCGGACTATCAATGGTTAACCGCCATTTCGGAAACTTGCCTTTCTGAATGATCTGTATCGCAACTGGAATGAACGGTTCCAATGCGTCTGATGCTTGGTTAGAGAATTGTAGCAAGTTGACGTATGCATATCCTACATCCTGTGGGTTCACATTGTGAGTAATTGCATAACGAAGCCAAAATGGCACTCCAATTGGAGCCAGATTTGAACCTCGAGTAACAATCATGTCCTCTGCTGCAATTGATCTATCTCGCTTTGAGGGAATGCCAAGAGCAGCATCGATTGGAATTCCTTGATTGACTTCAAAAGACATATCAAAATTCCAAGTTGATCCTTTGGATGAACCCCATTCAAAAGGATAATCGATGGGAAGTGATGCTGAAGGTTCCTCTTGGGTTGCCTTTGGGAGATGGAATAATACAGCTGGTACACGAACATTTTGTTCATGACCGGGTATTGCTAGATACCAAGCCAACAGACTCATCAATGACCCGTCCCTAATTCATAAGAACGCTTGAGACGCATCATGTAGGATAACTCTTTTTCCTTTACGATCTCTGCATTCAATACGAAGGTACATGCTGGAATTACAACGGTATCATCTGCGGCTGGTGAGTCTGCGAATATTACTATTCGATAGGCCCACAATTTCTGTACGGCAGTAGGTTGACCACTACCGAAACGCACAGTTCGCGCATTAAGCATCAGTTGGGGCATACCTGTTTGAGTTGTATTGTTACTAAAGAATCGATACAAGCCATAAACGATCTGTTCGCGGTCTAGTGGACCGCCCGGCATTCCGGGGCCGGCTTGCCTATTGGTACGGTTTAATTCGCCTAATTGGTCGATTTGAGCGACTGTTAGTCTCTCTTGACTAAGAATGTCATAGACGCAGAACACATGTCCTTGGCCACTGTAGAGGTACACGCCAGGGTCTTGAACCGTGACACTACTGGGGATGAGTGTCAAGTCATCTAATTCATAGCCAGAGAGGTCGAGGTAGTTCTCATTGTAGATAACTGGAAGATTAACAAGAGCCTGCCAATTAGCAAAGGATCCACTGATTGGTCCTAAAGGTTTGAATTGGGAGGATGCGGGTGGGAGATTGAACCACATCATTGAAGCCATCTCAAATTGAGTGGTCAATGTGCGAGGTCCTGTTAGGGCTCTAGTTGAGGATTCTTTTGCCATATCGTCACTTCCGTGCCTTTAGTTTGTGTGCGGTTGTCATAATCCTACTCTGGGACCAGCCCTTGCGTAGAGAACCGTTCTTATTACGGCCTTTTTTGTTGGCTTCTTTCAGCGCACGAGCCATTTTTGGATCCTTCTTCCTAGGTTTACGAGTTCTCTTAGTAGGAGTTGACTTACCAATATCACGGCCAATATCCCTCCTTGCGGTTCCTAACGCAGCACGATAGCCGGCGTCGTAACCTCTCTCCCATTCAGATGACACTGATGTCACCTTCACGACTCGCTTGCGGTGCTCTGAATCGCGATGGACATCCAATCGGAACTGCTCAACTTGACTACCCGACAACGGATCCTGGCTGTGACATATACGGCTGCAGCACCAATGGCTCCAGCGTTGTTACCAGCGACTAGATACATGGTGTCATTTACTACCATGAAAGCCTCGGATAAATTGGCTGGGCCAAAGGAATCCGGGAACAAGTCACTCATATGTGAGACAACATTGCCACTATAATCGATATTTAGAGATCCAGACGCAATTAATGACTGGTCATCAGCGATAAGTAGGGTTGATTGAGGGTTTAGGTCGGTAACTTGTGCTCCTATTGCTCCGTCAGCCGACACGAGTTCGTTTCCAGAGCCGCCACCATCAGCAGTTTGGTAGATGAAGTCGATGGATTCTACTGCAATTGCTTGACCGGTGGGGACATTTACATATGCCCCAAGATCGATGCTAGATTGCCCTCTCGTGCCGGGAGCAGAGAGCGCAGCGAGCACAACAGTTTCAGTCAGATAGAACGAGCCGGTCTTGGAGGTTGCCATATCGGGACATCCCACTCTGAAGTTATTATATCTGATTAAATCCTTATCTTGAACATGTGTGCCGTAGGTAAGGCCATTTCAGCCGACCTGTGGGCCTTTCGCCCCTACCCTTAAATGAAGTTGCTCCCTCCCATGGATTAGGTGCGACCACCCATGAGCCAGAAATCAGAAATTAAGGTGTATTTACCCCTGAAGTTAATCGGAGAATTAGAAGGACGAA